GATGCCCTGAAGCGCCTCCGCCGTCTCGCGCGAGGCGTCCTTACCCTCTGGATGCACATCGACAGCGAGATTCGCGGACCGCTGCTGATTCTCAAGCTGTTGGATCGGCTGGCGAAGCTTGTCGATCACGAGCATGGGTCGCGCGTGGATAGTGACGTTAGTAGCTTTGAACTCCTTCCGAGCATTTACCTCATCATCGCGCCACTGCCCGCGGCGGGCGGCAAACTCAAGGTCCTCAAGCTCGCGCTCAGACTGCTTATCGTAGGCATCGGCGGCCAGCTTGAAGCGTTCAAGCGCGATCTTGTGCTTATCGCCGCCGACTTCATAAGCTGTCTTGCGCTTGGCGACCATTATCGCCCCGTCACCATCCACCGGACGCGCTGCCAGAACGACCGATGCCGGAAATCCAAGTCCGCATCGCACCGAGAATCCAGGCGATAGGTCTGCGAGGTCAGCGTCTGCTCAATGCGCCGCATGTCGCTTGCGAGCGCGTCCAGCGTCTCCCGAAAATGCACGAGCGCCGCGTCGTGCTCCAATAGCTGCGAGTGCAGAACCTGGCTATCAAGCGCGAACCGCTGCGCCAACTCCGCATACTCGCGCTGGAGTTGTAGGATTTGCGCGGGCTGGCTGCGGCGTTCGAGCGCGAGCGGAGAGGTCATGCCGCGACCCACTCAACAGCGCACGGGATAGTCTGTCCCACGTAGAGCGGCTGGATGGTGTTGTGGCCTCCGAAGTGGTTGACGTTGCGATATTCGCCGTTGTGCCGAGTCTGAGGATGAATGTGCGCAAGCGCCACATCGCCAGCGGAGACATCCTCGGTGATTACGAATTGCTGGAGATGGTTGAGAATCTGGCCCGTCTGTGGATGCACGGAGAACACGCCGCTCATAGTGAAGATATCGCCGCGAGTCAACGCGACCGGAGATACGACCGTAGGTGGTGGAGTCGGCAGGAAAATCGTCTTAGCGCCAGGCACCCAGAGCGCACGCTCCGGATCGAGCGCAAGTCCTGCCGCAGCAGCCGCGAGCGTGGCGAGAAAGGCGCGGCGCTTCATGCGTCCTCGCTGTCGTCATCGGCTAGCGCGACCAACTTGGACTCGCCGCTCAGATCGTCCTGCTCGGCATGCATCTGACGCCACCGCCGATAGGCTAGATCGAGACGGCCCTCAACGCCCTGTTCAGGATAGCCGCTCATGAGATGGCGACCGTCGCGCACAATGCCAGCTTCAGACTCGCCAGTCGTGCTAGCGCCGTCCGTTTTGACGTCTAGCCGCCGCGGCTGCGGATCAACAATGATGTCGTATTGCTTAATATATCGCATCGAGATGCCGCGCTTGTCTATGCTCACAGCGTTCCCTCGATCGGCAGCACGACTTGCGACTTATTCGCCGTCGTCACGCGCCATTCCCGCTCACCGAGCGACGGCCGCCGCACGATGCGCACCGCCGCCCGCAACCGCGCTACGTCGAACCGCTGCGCCGGCAGCGTCTCCACGAGATCGCAAAACGCCGCGATGTCGGAGCCCGTGAACACGCAATCGGCTTTGAGGTCGTCCAGGGTCACTAGAGGGCTTCCGGATCCTTCCCCATCGCCTCGAGTTTCGCCGCCTCGGTATCGAGCAGCGCAACATCCTCCGGCGTCAGCGGCGTGCCCGCCTTGAGCTTGTCCGTCAGCGCCGTGATACGCGCGGCGATGGCGCTCGTCGCCACATCGACACGATCGCTGAACTCCTGAATCTGCTTCGAGACTGCCATGATTGACTCCTTGAGCCCGTTCAGGCCCGACAGATGGACATGCACGTCGAACGACGTCGTGCGGACGCGCGCACGAGGCTTTGATTTCATCGCTTCAGCACCAGAGCTAGCCTGCTACTGTTTCCCAGCACCGAGAACATTTCCCTTGATACCCACGCCGGGGTTATGAACTGCAACTTCAGCATCGGCTCTCTAAGCGCCCTTGCCTTCGCGCGTTTGCGAGCCTCACTACGGTGCCGTGTGCGAGGCAGCGTCATGGGAAAAAGGCGCGGCTAGTTGAGGAATGGCCCCAACGGGCGCGAGCGTCCCCGCGCTTTCTTAGCCACGCACAGCCAGTATGCATCACATCCCCAAGAACCCCTCGCGCATCGACAGCGCGGGGAGGGTCCAGTCGGCAGAGTCTACCACTTTCTGAAATGCGCTGCCAAAGTTCAACTCGAGATACTGCGTGCACACCTGCCCGTGCTCATACCAGCCGTCCGCTTTCGGCTTGCGGACCTGCTTGTTGCCGACGCTGACCATGTGCTCGTCCCAGACGTAGCCGGCTTCGAATCCGTCCGCTAGGAATCCGTCAAGCTCCGTCGATGACTCGCTAATCGTCAGCCACCGCTCAGGATCGCTGTTGATCGCGAACGCCTCTTGCCGGTCGGCCGATCTCCTACGCATCTGCCCCGCAATGCGCTCGATGGACGCAATCCGCATCGCTGGACTATTGCTGTCCTGCTGATAGACAGGCCGCATGCCCTTCGTCCGCATTATTTGCCCCATGTCCACGCCGATGGGATTGGACGCGCCGGCCGGATCGCAGCACTCGCGAATCTCGACCGGAGACGGGAACCACTGCGCCCGATAGCGCAGCACGAGATCGAGAAAGTCATCGAGATAGAGTTGCTGACCGAGAATGCCGCCGAGATAGCGAACCTGACCGAGCGCCGACACCTGCCGCCAAATAACGCACGGGTTGTGCTTGCCAAAGTCAATGCCCTGCTCAAGCGGCAAGCGTGGATCGTATTCCAACAGCACTTCATGCAACGCACGCACGAAGGCGCCTTTGTAGACCGGCTCGCCCGTGACATTCATGCCGCGGAGCCCCAAGATAGAGCTCCGATGCTTCGCGTGCTCAGGCGGGAACGATTGCAGCGCTGCCTGCATCAACGCCTCAGGCAGGTTGTGCGCGTTATCGTGGATGCTCACGGCGTAGTAGCGGCGATTCGGGATGCTGTTGTTCGCTGGGAACTGCTTCGCGAGCCAATGCGTCACATTCGGCGGGTTCGGGCTGAAAATCAACTGGTGCGGGAAGCCAGGTTGCCGCAAGCGTAGCCGCAGCTCAAGGCTAAAGTCTTCCGGCAACTCCTCGGTCTGGTCGTTGTAGATGCCGGCCACACCCATGCCGCGCATCTTCGAATAGCGCGAGAGCGCGTCGGGACTCTTGAGGCCGTAGCTGAAAATCTTCGACGTGTTGGGGAATTCGTAGGCAAGTTCCTTCGCGTTCCAGTTGGGCACGCTGCCGGCGTCGTGGCAAATCTGTTCAAACGCGGGCCGGACCTTCGTCTGCGTCTCGCCATCGCCGTAGCGTCCCATCCACCAGTGGATGCCTGGATACGCGTGCGCGCTGTTGAAGACTTTCCAGAGACAGGCCGTCGTCTTCCCACTGGACAGGGCGCCCTCAAGGTCGATCTCGGCTGTCTCATCGCGCATGAAGTCGCTGATCGGCTTGCGCCAGCGCATTGTGATTTCGCGCGTGGGGGCAGCAACGCTCATGATTTCGGCGGATTGTCTGGCAACTTATACGCCGATAGCGGCGGCGTCTCCTCGTAGATGTGCTTCACGACCGTCGCGACCTCCCCCTTGTGCTCCACGACATCTCCAAGCACTTGAATGCCCTTCAGCAGCGCGACAAGCGTTGCCTCCGACGCCCCGTCCGCCGACGCCCGGAGCGCCATGTTCGCCGCCCGTGCCTTCAGCAAGTCGCGTGCAATCTGCGAGGTGTCCTTAGTCAGCAGCCGAATGTGCCGCGCGATACCGCCGAGTTCGAGTTGCCGCGTTCGGTAGCATGGCCGGTCCTGCATCGCCTCGAGGATGGACAGCGGCTCGGTCAGTCCGTCTTGCAGATGCTCGAGGATGTGATGCGCGAATTGAATCTCCCACGTCGGATAGCGGCCGATCAAGCAGGCTTCGCACCAGGCGTCGTGCGTTTGCTCCGCGCGGCAGTAGGGGCAGGTCCAAGAGGTCGATCGCGTCCGCACCGTCACATCGCCCTCATTTCCAGTCCTGCGACTCGCTGGCGCGTCGTAGCCATATCCTGCTCAGTCTACACCTAGGCGCAAGAGGCCGGCTTGGTTCCGATGTTGCTTGACATATCTACGCTAAGGGTCAGTAGGTTTCACGCGCATCGCGCCAGTCGTGCATCATCGTCCCACCTCCCGCAGCGCGGCGCGAGCGGAGTCAAGCGCATCATGCGCCAGTCTGCGCGTGCGATCTCCATGAACCATAGCCGAATGATCGGGATGGTTACAAACCCTACACGGCCGTTCGCAGTCGCGAGCAAGAGACGGCTCTATAGCCTGCACAAGC